GCAGTAATCTTGCCATCAACAAGCACAGGACGTGTGTTGTAGTCGAGCGAGATTGCTTGAGCTTCGTTCAACAAATCATCATGTTGTTCAGCAGTAATAATGCAAAACAATGGATCATTGTCGATGTCGACTTCGTTAGCCATCAAGATTTTCTTGGCTTCACGCAATTTACTGATATTTAAACCAGTAGCACCAGTTGAACCTGTACCAACTACAACGTCTTGGTCTACACCAAATGATGTTGTTGTTGAACCATTTTCACCAGTTTTAGCGTCAGCAAAGAATGCAGAAATGATCTCATCATCCATTGCGCGACCTAGTGCATAAGCACCATTTTGCGAATAAGAAGATGTTGGATCAATTAGCATACGCAATTTATCTTGGTCATCAATCAAGTCAGCCCACTCATAATCGACTGGGAAAACCCAGCGAGCATCAGCAGGTGTCGAGATTAATGGTGTATCACCATGACGAATAGTGCGCTTCTGTGCGGTAACGGGGCCGACTTGCTCAATTGCTTTAGCAGCCTTACCAGTATACGAACCAACCGTAACTGTGTTACGAAGTTTAGAGCCTTTCTGCTGTAAAAGCAGTTGCACGTTCGTAGTGTATTGTTGTACGAAGTGCGTAGTGACGTTGAATGACATGATTCAAGTCCTCCACAAAAAGTTAAATTGAAAGAAACAACTCATTGTCAAAAGACTTGTCCGATTACTCGGGGTCATTTCTAGCCACTGTAGCAGGCTTATTTCTTATCGGTCTTTCCCGCGTCACTGGGCTTGTTGCCAAGTTCTCCAGCACATACTCTTCATATATTTTCGCACGAAACACTATATCTTTGGGTAAAAAGTCCGTGCGATACGCTAATTTTATACATTCTAGTCGTATTTGTGCAAGTTCCATTAGCCTGGGTACCCTGCACGCATCAATCTTTCTAGCTCAGCTTTAGCGTTAGCATCACCACCCAAATACTTAGCAGTCCATGCTGGGTCTTGCTTTAGGTTGTTAACACGCACCCGTGCGGCTTCTGGACTCATGCCAAACTTACCACCGCTTGAGCCTTCAACAAACGAATCCTCGCCTATGCCTCGACCAACATTAGAGAAAAATTTGAGCATATCTTTTGTGCCCAAAGCATTTTCCATCTTGTTTAGCATTTCTTCACTTACGCCAAATTGCCTAGCAGCTCTGCGTCCAGACTCTATGTTGGCATCAAACTCTTTGCCCCACTCTTTCTGCAGTTCAGACATTTGCTGCTCTGCCGACTGCACTTGCTGGCTTTGCATATCTGACATGGCGCCAGATGACTTGTCGTTAAACCACTCAGTCAATTGCTGGGCTTGCTTAGAAGTAAGACCTAACTCATGAAACTTGCCTGCAGCTTCTTGTGCAAATGCCCCATCCGTGCCATCTGGTATAGGTAAGTTATAGCCTGCCGCGTCTTTTGGTCTACCAAGCCTGTCATAAACTTGGCTCCATTCGTCTGCTGTCGCATCATCTTTTGGCACAATTAGACCGCGCCCTGCCTTATCAGCACCAAGAAACTTCTCTAAATTGGTGTAAGACTGTATTGCATCTACTGGTGACTGCCAGCCCTTTGTTTCAACTAAACCGCGTACATCTTCCGGAAACTCCTGATACCACGGAGACTGTTGACTGCCTGCTGGAGTAGCAACCTGACCGCCAACATCAGGGTTGCCAGCATCTACTGACCCTTGCTCATTCATTTGTATTACCTTCATCTAAGTTAAAAACCACTCGCTCATCTATGTGCAAGTGAGCCATCAATCTCAACCAAACTTCCCGCCTGCCTTCAGCCATAGCCATAGCAATAGGGTCAACTGACCGAGAAACTGGGGATACTATCGCTGTACTATTGTTTGCGCGACAGAACTTTGCTAAGTCAGCCAATACTATTTGACCATCAGCATTCAATCCATTTTCGCCTAAAAACATTCTGCGATAGGCATAACGTCTACGTCTTAACTTTGCAAGTAAATCTATCATATCGGCAACGCAGCTGGTTGTTGACCAGACAATGCAGCTGTCTCTGCTAACGTTTTAGCACTATTAGCAGCAATTGGTGCAGCTTGTAGTAATGCTTGAGCTTCAGCTTGTTGCGCTTGCTGTTGTCTCATAGCGTCCATTTCTTCATCCGAACGCAGTATCTTTGCTGGCACGCCATTTATCTCAGCCAACTCTTTAACAATAGCATCAGGGTTAAACCGCATCATCACGCTTGGATCAAGCTGCGCAATAGGCGCCACAGCTTCAAGTGTACGCAGAATAGCCACACCCTCTTCAGCACGCTGTGAACGGTTTAATGGGCTTACATACTGAATGTCTACATCACCCCCGCGATCAACCAATGCTTTTGGCATAGGAGGCAAGACACCAGACCGCGCTAAGATGTCTAATTCACGCTCGATCAATGGCCCAAGCATTTCTGATTGCTGCCTACCCATAGTTGGCGCCAGCAGCGCACCCTTTTCCTGCGCACGCAACATAGCCTCTGTTGCAGTCATAGCAGGTGCATCAACTAATATCTGAAACAATGTAATCAGGAACGCATCATTAATGACTTTCCTGCGCTGCTCCATCATGTCCATGCCGATGTCTACACGCGCATTAGTCTGCAATGGCTGGACTACTTGGCGCCCTTGATCATCTACACCACCGTAGTTCAATGCACCGGGTCTTGTATTAAATGCCTGCAGCACACCATCTTCCTGTAACAACAGGGGAGGATCAACGATTTTATGCGCAGCACGAATGACAGTCTTTGACATCTCGTTAATCATCTTGATGTCAGGCAACACAGTCATAGCTGGTGAGCGCCCGTATATCTCTTTTGGTGCAGTCACATAACGCGAAACAGCATACGGAAACGTGTTGTATCCACCCTCTGACATAATCATCCTACTAGTCAGACAGATATAGTAGCTAATAAACTTCATGCCACGGTAGTCTTTACGCCTATTTTCGCGCTCTTCATTTGGTTTAACGCAATGTATAAACTCGTACTTTTGTTCTGGAAACTTCTCTAGCGATGATTTAATCTTATCTGCTAGCTTATCAACACCCCAGCGCTCGGCTGCTTGTCGTGCTGTCATCTCAAACTTACGGTGAACCTTGTCGACCATGCCTACATGGTTCTCGCTGAAAAATATTTCAGATAAATGCACAGACTTATAGCGCAAGCCAAAACCAACAATGTCATCAATAAACATGGCGCCAGTGCCAAACGCACCTAAACTCATGTAGTTTTCATGCACTTGGCTAGCAAAGTTAGACTTTGGACTGTATCTCACCTGAAATAAGATGTTTGTAACTTCATCTAAGTATGCTTGTACAGACTGATTACCCATCAGGTCTTGGTCCTGCACCGTCAACTTATGCCATTTCATGGTACGCGGAGTCAGCATTGATTCCATGGCTGCAGCAAAACGCTCTAACGCAAGCCCAGCTGTAGCATCAAACACTTTTTCTGTACGCTTTTCGCCTGGTGTTTTGTTACTAGCCTGAAACCAATCCTCTCTGGGCAATACGCGCTCAGCAATCTCGCGCCAATGCTCTTCCCAGACACCCCTGTCGCCAGCCATCTGCTCTTGTTCGCGTATTGCTACTTCTGCCCGACTATCCATGTTACTGCCCCAGTAGACGTTTTGATCCAGTCATTGGCTGACCTGTTGTTTCGCCTGCCAATACTTGTGCGCCAGCACCACTTCGCCTAGCCATTTCATCTGTTCTGGCACGCATTCCTACACCATCTTCAGTTCTTGCTGGACGCGGAGCTGGTGGTGCTGGTGGTGGTGGTGGTGCTGGTCTAGGGCTACCGCCTCCGACTATTCCTGACATATCAGCCTCCAAGCAGCTTCTTGGCTGCAGTTTCTGGTTGTACTTGAGATTCGCTTAACACTGTTGCTGCACGACCACGCCTACGTTGCATCTCATCACGCTTGCGCATTGCATCTTGCGCCTCATTAACTGTTGGTGGTGGAGGTGGAGGT